TGCCAAAAGTGGCTGTTGTTGGTGCTCCTGGTATTATTGCAAAAATCAAATTATGTGGTGGTGCTTTTACAATTAATGTAGACGAAACAATGCAGTGGAAGAAACCAACTGATGAACAGATTAAGAATTTGCATGATATGTTATGTATTGATGTGGAAATGTTAGGAGAATAACCATATGGAAGATTCAGTGAGATTTATGCTGTTTTACGCCTCAATACTATTATCTTGTAAGGATGAAGAATTAGCTGATTTTATTGATAATACAGCAAGTGTTAATTATGTTGGTGGAATTCCAATTGATTTACATGAATGTTCTATTGAAGAATTAAGTGGTATTAGAGAAGGATTTGTGAGGCAAGTTCTGAGTCAAGCAAAAGATGAACTGGATAAATTGGCAACAGTGCAGCCATTAAGATACAAACCTGTATATGATGGACAAATTGATATGTGGGATGAATTTTATAGGATAAATGGAATGGTAAGGATGAAAGATGCTATTGTTAGATTGGTTAAAGAAGGAGAATAATCATATGGGACAATTAATTGATAAAGCAGTATTACGAAAAGAATTGTCCAAGCTACCATCTGAAATGGGCTTTGTAAGAAAGTCAGATGTGATGCAAATTCTTGGTAGTCAAAAATGTGTATCAGATTACATTCAATGGAAGAATTGGTTAGATAAATGGAAAATCAAGTACGAAGAGAAAACATGGAATCCTAATGTAAAAGAATTAATTATTGGTGGTACTTATTGTCAAGCAGCTATTGTATTTGATTTGAATGATAATTTTATAGAAATGACAGCATATGAATAATAAAAATTTGACAAAAATCCTGTCTTTCATTGCTTTATAACAGAGAATAATTAAAGGAGGAAACCGATTGAACAGTAGCATTTTTGTTCCTAATACGATAAATGTTGGATATCAAAATCGTTCAGGAACTTACACAGGAAAACTTGCTTATGTCATTTACTATGATGAAAAAGGTAAGCTACGAAAAGAAGCATCGTGGAATAGTTGGCGTGACGATAAAATTCCGAATGATGAATTTGATAATGTCCCAACAGAAGGATTTGTATTAAATAAGAAAGCTGGCGATTACTCTACAGGATGGGATCACAGACATGCTTATTGTAGAGTATATGATCCAAGAGGATTTGAGTTTGAAATTACCATTGAGAATTTATTATATATTCTTGAAAATGCGAATTGTATCAAGGGCAAGGGACTTGAAGGAGAATTTATATATGGATGGGATGGTAAGGATTTGGTTCTTATGCCAGTTGAGTCACCTGACTATAAGCAAATTGCGGCTTATAATAAGATTGTGCATAATAATGAATCCATTAAGACAAGAGACTTGATTCTTGGTGCTACATATCTTACAAAAGATAATGAGAACTGGATTTATATAGGACGTTTTGAAACATATGGGCATGGTTATGAGTTTATACAGGGTGGTAAAATTGTAAGAATAAAATCTTATAAAGATATTCCAACTGAACCAACTCGTTTTGGATATACAAAAATTTTTTATAAAGGAATTAACAACCTTCCATATGGTAAAATGCATTGGTTTGCAAGATTAAGCGATGGAAAGTATGAATTTGAGCAATTCAAAAGTGTTCCTAAAAACAAACTTATTAGTTGTCTTGATGATAAGTGCACATCTAAATATTCTGAAATTTATGATTCAATGGAATCATCTTATCAATTTTCCCCTATAGACAATAGCAAGGATAAAATTGTAAACATCTCATTTGAAGATTTTTATGAAAAAGCAATTAATACATATGTCGATGATGATATAACAAGAAAATATGTCGATGTTCGTTTTATGGTAAACGACAATGGAGAATATATTAAATATGAAATGACAACGCCATATAGATCAGAAGATAACGGCAAATATACTGTTTATAAATATAGTGCCAAGAATATCTATCATGAAGATAAGGAAGCAATTGATATTTTCCCGACAGAAGAAAGAGAAGTGGAAGTACGTTATGGTCAAAAAGAAATTCAGACGCATATGATTCCAGTTTCTATTGAAACGGTTTTTGAAAAGTTAAAACCAGTATGTAAGCAGAAATATTTAGCAAATGGTAGAGAATATGAAAAGGAGTACGAGTTTAATGAGTAAAAACGATGACAGAATTTTAGAATTAAAGAAACAGATTGAGACAAAGAAGAAATCAATTTCTGAGAAGAAGGTTAGGTTTATTCCTGAAACAAATTGTGTTCTTAATATGGATGGTATGACAATTAATCTTAATGTATGTTCAGATGATGCGTTGTTGTTACTTTTGATTAGATTGAATTCATATTTGATGTCTGCCAAGGATCTCAATATGGCTGATTTTGAAATTTCAGGATACAGTGTGACAGCATGGATTAAAGATATTAAGAGTAAGTTAGAGGTATCTGGTCTGAAGAAAGAAGAGTCTGATTTGAAGAAAATGGAGAGTAAGTTGGACAAATTACTTTCTGATGATAAGAAAACAGAACTGGAAATTGATGAGATTGCAAATTTATTGAAGTAATGAATCCGACATTTCATGCAGTTTATAATATATAAGAGGCACTTCATAAGTGCCTCTTATATATAAATATTATTCAATTGGTGAAGTATGTAATTCGTGGTAATTATATGCACCTTCTGGATATTCCCATACAGAACCAGAAACACTAAATAATTTGTGACATTCTGGACACTCAAACTCGTCACATTCAATGGAATGTTCAGTTTCAGTTCCCATTCCACGATCTTCATCAACCACATCAGAACTTATAATATATTCAGACCAGTTATGTGTGACAGATTTCCCACAATGAGGACATTTTACAGAATGAGTAAACATTCTACATCAACTCCTTTTTAAAATATTTTGTGAGAATATATTATATTAAATTTAGTAGCATAAGTCAATAAAGGTAAAAAGAAATTTTGGTTTCATGACTTGTCACGAAAACTATACAATATTCGAGACAAAAGAGAATAAATAATCAGATAGTTGCAAATATCTGAAAATATTGAAATAGGAGGAAATGAGGTTTGAAGCTTCGTTAAATGTACATTTACTCCTAAATAAGATTGAAACAAAAATATGAATGTATTGTATCACCCATATTTTATATGGGTAATAAGAAAAAACTTATTCAAAGGGGATTAATAGAACTATTCCCAAAGGACATTGATTGCTTTATTGATGTTTTTGCAGGTAGTTCAGTAGTCTCTATGAATACAAAAGCCAATAAATATTTCATTAATGATAATGATAAAAACTTAAAGCAGTTATATAAGTTATTCAAAATATATAATTCTGATACAATTATTAATCATATCATTTCCAGAATTGATGAATATGGATTAGCGCAAGAAAGAACAAGTCATAAAGTATTTAATGATGACAGAAAAGATAGATATAAAAATTCTTATTATGAATTTAGGAATTATTATAACACTCATAAAAATGCTCTTGATTTCTACACGCTTATGTTTTATTCATTTTCACAACAGTTTAGGTTCAATGATAAAGGTGAATTTAATATGCCATGTGGTAACGATTGTTTTTCTGATAAAAATCAAAAATATATTCGTAATGGTTGCACATTTTATCATTCTGATAATGTCCATATATTCAGTATGGACTTTCGCTCAATTCCAATAGATTCGATTACAACTAAAGATTTTGTATATTTAGATCCTCCATATTTTAATACCACTGCTACATACAACGAGGCAGGTGGTTGGACTGAAAATGACGAAAATGATTTATATGATTTTTGTGAAAGACTTTCTGAGAATAATATAAAATGGGGAATGTCTAATGTGTTTGAGAATAAAGGAATTATAAATCAAAAGTTGGTTGATTGGTGTGATAAGAACAATTTAAATGTATATACATTTGATAAATTTACATATATGGCTTGTGGTAAAGGTAATTCAAATGCTAAAGAAGTATTTATAACAAACTATTAGAGAATAAATATAAGGAAAGGATAAGAGTACCATGGGTAAGCTGCGCAGCACTTAGGTATAAGTATTGGCATTAAATGTAGGATATTTAACATCAGATAAAGAAGACAATGAGTTATACACACCTTATTATGCAGTGGATCACATTGTAAAATATCTCCCAAAAGATAAGACTATATGGCTTCCATTCGATGAGGAGTGGTCGTCTTTTAACAAAAGATTGACAGAATTAGGTTACAAAGTAGTAAGAAGTTCATTAGCTGAAGGTCAGGATTTCTTTGAGTATGAGCCTAAACATTGGGATTTAATAGTAAGTAATCCACCATTCTCAATCAAGGATAAGGTCTTAGAAAGACTCTACCATTTGCGGTTCTTCTACCGCTTAATTCCCTACAAGGTAAAACAAGATATAAATATTTTAAAGATGGTATTCAGATTCTTAGTTTTGATGCAAGAATTTGCTATCACAATAAAGAGCATATGGATTCTGTAGTAAAGGGTAGTCCATTTGCAACAGCATATTTTTGTAGAGATTTATTACCAAAGGATCTAATTGTTGAAAAATTGGTTACATACGAAAGACCGTTAGGAGAATAAACCAGTAAGAAAACCACGTTTCTTTTGGTTGTGAAAGTAGGTGAAAATTATGAAAAGTGATTTTTCAATAGATAATAAACCTGAATTAAGAGATTGCCCCTTCTGTGGCAATGAAGCATATCTTATTGGTTTGTTTGTACCATGCGATGATGATGAGATAAATGAATATCAGGTTGGGTGTGAAGAATGTGGAATACATTTTAATCAGTCTTGGGAGTATGACACAATTGTAGATTTATGGAATGGAGAATATTACAAGAATGAACAAGAGACAGAAAAAGAAATTTATTAAGAAAAATATGGTAAAGCTAAGAAAGATA